TGTGCAAAGATTTATAGATAGAGTTACAATTACACTTTATTTAACACCTGGATCTTCAGAAGCAGGTAATTTTTTAAATTATTATTATGTAAAAAGAATCCAAGATGCAGGAGCGTATACAAACGCAGCTGATGTCCCTTATAGATTCGTGCCTTGTATGTGTGCAGGTTTAAGTTATTATTTAGCTCAAAAATTTGCTCCACAAAGAACACAAGAAATGAAATTAATTTATGAAGATGAACTTAATCGTGCGTTAGAAGAAGATGGATCTTCATCTAGTTCGTACATAACACCAAAGAATTATTATCCAAATGTCTAATTTATCAAAAGGAAAATATGCACAATTTATATCTGATCGTTCTGGTCAAGCATTTCCATATAGTGAAATGGTTATTGAATGGAACGGGGCTAGAGTGCATGTATCTGAGTTTGAACCTAAACACCCACAGTTAGAGCCTAAACCTATACAGCCAGACAGCCAAGGTTTAAGAAACGCTAGACCTCAAACTTTTACAATTAACTCTGGAGGCGGTGGAGGTATAGTTGCTAATTTAACTTTACCAGGTGATTTTGCATTTGGTTCAAATAATATGACACCTGAAAATGGATCTGTTGCAAATAATAGAAGACAAGCTAATATGCTGTTAGGAGAAGTAGGAGTGGATATAACATGACGTATGCTGAATTAGTACAAAAGATTAGAGATTATACAGAAGTAGGATCTTCAGTTTTAACTGATAGTATAATTAATGATTTTATATTAGACGCTGAATTTAGAATTTTAAGAGATGTAGATTCTGATAACAATAGAAGATATGTTACAGCTACTATGATATCTGGGCAAAGATTTATAGATACTCCTGATGATTTATTAGTTGTAAGATCTGCTCAAATTATAGATTCTGATGGTGTTGATCAGGCTGATAATAGAGATTTTTTAAAGTATAGAGACACTAGTTTTATGTCAGAATTCAACCCTACTGGAGCTACTGGAGTTCCTAAATATTATGGCATGTGGGATCAGAACACTATCGTGGTGGCTCCCACGCCTAACGCAACATATACAATTCAGCTAAATTATATCTTGAAACCTGCTGGATTATCGTCTACAAATACTACTACATATTTGAGTCTGCAATTTCCCAACGGACTTTTGTATGCAAGCCTCATCGAGGCGTTTAGCTTCTTGAAAGGCCCAAATGATCTCTTGCAATTATACGAAGGAAAGTATAAACAAGCGATAGAAGGCTTCTCAATTGAACAAATGGGAAGAAGAAGACGAGATGAATACCAAAGTGGTGTCAATCGTTTAGGAAAACAATAGGAGATAACACATGGCAATTACGCAAGCAATTTGTAATTCTTTCAAAAAAGAACTTTTGGAAGGTGATCACAATTTTAAACAATCTGGTGGTGATGTATTTAAGTTAGCTCTGTATACTTCTTCTGCAACTCTAAACTCTGCAACTACAGTATTTACAACTACTAACCAAGTAACGGCTAGTGGTCAGTACGCATCTGGCGGTGGTAAGTTAGCAAACGCAGGAACATCTGTTGCATCAGGTGTTGCTATCGTTGACTTCGCTGATAGATCTTTTACTGGAGTTACAATTACAGCTAGAGGTGCCTTAATCTATAATACGTCTGCAACAGTAACAAACGCAGCCGTTGCAGTTTTAGATTTTGGAGGAAACAAGACAGCTACCTCTGGTACATTTACAATTCAATTCCCAGCGTTTACAACCGCAGCAGCTATTCTAAGGATATCTGGATAATAGGAGGTAGATTCCTATGTCCAATACTTGGGGTCAGCAAACTTGGGGTTTTAACCAATGGAACGATCTATCCAATAGTACACCTGCTGTAAGTGGAATATCACTTTCGGCAAATATTGGTTCTGTAACTCTTACTGGTGAAATAAATTCTGGTTGGGGACGACAAGGTTGGAATGAAAATGGTTGGGGTATTCAAGGCACTTTAATACCTTCATCTTTTAGTTTATCTGCAAATTTAGGAAGCGTTAGTGTAACAGCCGAAGTTAATGTTGGTTGGGGCTCTGATGCATGGGGTGTTGAAAACTGGGGTCAATCAGGAAATGCCTTTGTTGTTCTTGGTCAAGGTTTATCTGCAGCTGTTAATGTAGGAAATGTTTTTGGAACAGCTAATGTAACATTAACTGGCATAGGTGCCACAATGGCAACAGGAAGCGCAACTGCTTTCTCTTTAGTTGTAGTTCCTGTAACTGGAAACGCTTTAACAACTGTATTATCTTTTGATCCTGAAAACCTTCCTGTAACAGGATCTGCTGCAACTGTTTCTCTTGGAACAGCCATAGGTGATGCAAATACTATTGCAGAAGTTTCTCGAACATCTACATTAGGTTGGGGTTACAAAACAACTTGGGGACAAGGTGTTTGGGGTAATCAAACAGGCGATACATTATCGATGAGCATAGATGAAGGAACAGTTGATCCTTCACCTGATGCTACAGTAACTGGTCAAGGAATGACCGCTGCTTTATCTGTGGGAACGGTAATCGCAGGAGACGCAAATACTTTACCTTTAACGGGTATAGCTATGAATGCCTCTTTAGGAACTGCTGTATTAGACGCAAATACTATACCTACAATTACAGGATTTGGATTAACAAATAACTTAGGAAGTGTAACTTTATCTGGTACTGCTACCGTAGATTTAACTGGAATTGGCTTGACAACAGCTGCTGGAAGCCTTAAAACTAGGATCTGGAACGAAGTAAATACCGGCACAACCGTAACTTGGTCAGAGGTTGACACCGCAGCTTAAAAATAATAAAAAACGAATAAGAGGATATAAAAATTATGGCAAACTCTACATCTGCTAATTTAAAATTAACCGTCCAAGCTACTGGTGAAAACTCAGGAACGTGGGGACAAATTACAAACACAAACTTATTAATCGTAGAACAAGCTATTGCTGGATACGAATCTGTAACTGTTAACGCAACAACAGGCGTAACATTAGCATTTACAAATGGTGCAGTTTCAAATGGTAAAAATCAAGTTGTTAAACTAGCAGGAACAATTACAGGTGCTATTAACGTAATAATTCCAGACTCTATTGAAAAAACTTATATTATACACAACGGAACTTCTGGATCACACACAGTAACTGTTAAAACGACTTCTGGTTCAGGTGTTACTTTTGCAGCTGATGATAAAGGACATAAAGTTCTTTACTCAGATGGAACAAACGTTGTAGACACAGCATTAACTGATTTATCTTCAGACGTTTCACCTCAATTATCTGCAAACTTAGATACTAACTCTCACAATATCTTAATCGATGATGCACACTTTATTGCAGACGATTCTGGTAATGAACAATTAATATTTCAAAAAGCAGGTTCAGCTGTAAACAATTTAGAAATTACAAACGCAGCTTCTGGTAGTCACCCATCTATCGCATCAGTTGGAGATGACACAAACATAAATTTCAACATTATTCCTAAAGGAACAGGTGTTGTTCAATCAGATGGAACAGCAGTAAACGTAGCAGGTAAACAAACTATTTTCGTTCCTGCAGTTGCTATGTATCCTAGAACAACAACAGGATGTGCTGACTTAGCTCAAACAGAGTTAACAGTAGGAAGACCTGAATTAAAATCATTAGACTTTGATGCATCAACTGATGAGTTTGCACAATTTGCAATTACGTTTCCAAAATCTTGGAACGAAGGTACAATTACTTATCAACCTTACTTTACTGCAAATACAACAAACACTGGAACAGCTATCTTCGGATTACAAGGTGTAGCTATATCTGACAACGATGCAATCGACACAGCATTTGGGACTGCTCAAACATCTTCGAAAGCACATAGCGGAACTGCAAATGATCTTGATGTTGGACCTGAAAGTAGTGCAATTACTATTGCAGGAACGCCAGCTGCCGGAGATGAAGTTTTCTTTCAAATTTTTAGAGACGCAGACAACGGTAGTGATACATTAAATCGAGATGCAAAACTTCTAGGTATAAAAGTATTCTTTACTACTGATGCTGCTAACGACGCATAATAGGAGTAAAAATGTTTGGATTTAGATTATTAGGTTTAGGAGGCGGAGCCGGTAAACCCGTTATTGATGCCACTGGTGGAACTATAACTCAATCAGGTGGATTTAAAATTCACACTTTCAACTCACCCGGAACATTTTCTGTAACAAAAGCACCTGCAGGACAAACTGTAGAATTTATGGTAGTTGCGGGAGGTGCTGGAGGCGGAGGAAGAACTAGCCCGGGCGAAAAAGGCGGGGG